GGCATTGCAGAGCAAAGAATGTGCTACATTCCTCACAACGGAACTCACTTTTTAGTATTGACATAGTAACCTCCTAGTTACCTGATAATAACGCTAGCGAGTGTCGCTAGACTTGGTTGCACGGCTGGACAGCCATATGGCTGGCAGACCAGTGGCCTAAATGTTTATGTTGGCTTCTGAATAGAGAAATAGTCTCTCCCACCCACCAGGGGCTAACAGATACTGGGCTATTGCTAGCCTTTCATCTCGCTTTACCTTGCACATCACTAGCGAGTATTACTTGCTTCAGTATCTCCCCCTCTTGCTCTCTCTATGCTCATAGTATCTATGGGCATAGCAAAAGGGTGGGGCTATTACACCCCACCCTCTCACTACGACAATAGACTACTTAACTAGAGTAGCCTTTCCCGCCTTCTTTGCCTTTACACCAACCGCAAGTGTGAAGCGGTTGAGGTTGGCTTGTGCGAAAGCAAATAACGCTTCCGCTGCCTTGAGGTTATCCTCAGTAGGCACGGCACGATGTGTGGCTGCCTTCTTGGCAACCTTCATCATATTGGACATATCTTCGGCAATTGCTTTGCCGTCAGAGTCGTCCTTTGTGTCTTGGCTAACCTTCTCAGCCTTGACACCAGCAAGCACCTCATCTAGATGTGCTTCCATAACAGCCTTATCCTTGTGATTGGTGATGAGATGGTAATTCTCACCAATCGCGGAGTAAGACTTGCTACTGATAACTACACCACTTGTAAAGGTGTAGAAAGCAGCATAGATAGCACCCCAGACAGAAGTGCCCTTAACCCCTGCGCTGATGTAATCGCTAGGGGTGTGCTTGCTAGCCTTGAAGATAGCAAGTGCTTCGCGGTTGATACGGACTGGCTTAGCCAGATTCCATATCTCCACTTGTGCTTTAATGCTGTCGATGACAGACATTTGCGCTCCTTCTGATGATAGGACTCTCGCCTAGACGATTTGTCTAGGTGCCTACCACCACCGACTCACACCACTTGCGTGATGTGAGCCAGAAGCGATAGGCGGGAGAGACTTTCTCCTGTTTGCCCGATAGCGGTAACACCCACCCTTAAATGGAAAGTACCCAGAGAATCCAGCAGCTGGTACTAACTGGCAGCTCAAAATGGGAAAAGGCAGTGGCCTAAACGATAAATTGGGCGGGGTAATTTAGTGTTTCGGTAGCTAAGATCTAGATCACAATTTGTTATGCTGTGATGCGGGAAAACTCTCCCAATGATCATAGAGTTGATGAGGCAAAAATTTCGGGGGGTTCTCAGACTTTCAAGGCAGTGGCCAAGTAGTATCATTACACCTATGGCTACTAATGTTCCTGACGGGTACTACCTAGGTAAAAACGGTAAACTCTATAAATCTAAGCGTCCTTCTCTTATACAGCGTATGGAAGAGGATCCTGATCAAACTAAGGTAGATTTATTAGGATCAGTACCTAGTCTTCATAACTCAGCAATATTCGGGGATGGCTTTGAAGAGATACCAGCTCCTAGTAAGACACCAGCGGGAAAGCCACCAAGGGCATACTACTGTGGATATCATAGAGAAGCAGAACTGTTAGTCATAGAATTTAGACCACCAGGTAGAATTACTAAAGGCGTATGGGCTGCAGATTCGGGAAAGCCTTCGCCATGGATCTTCTATACTGGAATAGATGAAGATACCTGGGATAGCTTGAAGATGGCTCATTCAACAGGTGATTGGCTAAGATCAGAGCTAAGTGGTTATGCGTGGTCAGATGTACCAGGAAATAACCAAAAGGGATTAAACGAAGTAGTTGCTTCTATACTAGCTTCATAATATGCTATAATAGTTATTAGAGTGCTCAACAATGAGACTCCATTACTAGTTATCGTCTAAGGAGATAATTATGGCTAATATGCCCATGCCTGAACAACATCCATACAAAGATCGTTACACAGATCCTTGGGGACCTAGAAGTCCAAAAGATTATGATCAATATCCTAAAGTAACAAAGGTTGACCAACCACTAACAATCACCTCCCTATTCCCACAGTTCAATCGGTGGGCTATTGGATTTGATCCATTATTTGATACCTTCAAAGAAGTATCTCTAACAACTAAAGCTAGCGGCTACCCGCCCTATAATATCTACAAGAAGAAGGACCATTACGTCCTTGAGCTTGCTGTAGCAGGTTTTGGTAAGGAAGACCTTACCATCACCGTTAAAGAGCTCACACTGACCGTAGAAGGCGAATTAGAGGCATCTGAGCAGGAGCCTATCCATAAGGGAATTGCAACCAGAGACTTCAAGCAAAGCTTTGTTCTAGCTGAGTATGTAGTCGTCAAGGGTGCAGAGCTTAAAGATGGATTACTACGTATTACTCTGGAGCAAGAGCTACCAGAAGAAAAGAAGCCGAAGGTTATCCAAATAGCATAAAAGTATGCTATAATAGTAATAGAGGCTAAGAGCTTAAGAACCTCTTTAGCTTTCCCGCCCCCTGGCCGAATTTAAACCTCTGCTAGGGGGCTTTTAATACCCCTTAAGGAATTTTGATGGATAAGAAGAATAAAGAAGAGCAACACGATTTATTAGAAGAGGCAACTCAAGAGGATATCTCCTACTGGGAGAATCAGATACACGATTAGTATTTACACCTTCCCGGCGGAAAGAGATGGAAGACTCAATGCCTAAGTACGACTACAAGTGCAACAACTGTTCCTCTGAAATAGAGATCACTAGATCATTTGATGAAGACATAGAGCCTATGTGTACTGGGTGTAACTCAACCATGTCCCGGGTTTGGCAGGCTACGCCTGCAGTATTTAGAGGCGGCGGCTGGGGCGGCTCCTAAGGTATACTCTGTTCATGGACAGGTATAGAGGCAGACGTTTTATGCCTAAAGTAGATTACGATAGCTACGCTGCTTTAACTGCTGCACTACAATACGATAAAGTTCGTAGTAGAGTCTTTGGTCCTGGTTACCAAGAGATCTATGCTCCGACTAGTGGTGGGGAGCGTCCCCGAGCTTTAAAGGCCGGTTACAACCCGTATACAGAAACTCTTGTGATTATCATGCGTGATAAGCACACTTGGATTCAATATGATCAAGTTTCCCCCGATATGTGGGAAGAGTTACTTATGTCCACTTCTACAAACGATTACGTAGATACTGCACTACTTGGGTGGCCTTGGATGGAAATTAACTACGGAAACCTTCCTAGAACCCGTGGGCAACATTTTGACTTGGGTTTTGACGAATAGTCTGATATCCTATAGGTACGCCAACGAGAGGGACAAATGACAACGCTTGCCGCGATACAAGGTGACGGTTGGGCTGTAATAGGTTGTGATTCTCGTGCATCTGAAGAAGGTGGGCGATATATGGATTTAGCTACATCAAAGATTATAAATAACAATGGTGTACTGATAGCGGTCTCCGGCGCAAGCCGTGGAGGCAATATTGCACAATTTGGATGGAAACCACCAAAACCTCGTGCTACTGAAAATTTAGATGTTTTTATGACTAAAAAATTTATTCCTTCACTTCGTAAAGCATTTCAAGATGCAGGCTATGAAGGTAAAGATGACGGTGCTGCTGCTGAGACTGATTCAGATTTGATTGTAGTACTTAACGGTGTTATCTATCCAATTGGTTCTGATTACTCTTGGGATAGAGAAGCCCGCAACGTTTATTACTCAGGATCCGGTGGAGACATTGCACTGGGAGCTTTAGAGGCTTTAAACTACCAAAAAATAAAATCTCCCGCTCAAGCTGAAAAAGCTATACATCGGGCTATAGAAGCAGCTATAAAACATGACATTTACTCTGGCGGAGAAATAATTACATACGTACAAGAAGCCTAATCTCTGAGACTATTGGGTCGTTCGAACCTCGAACAAATCACATTGATCAAGTGAGGAAAAATAATGACAACCAGAGAAAAATGGGAAGAGACTTCTTTCCAAGTATTTACAGATGAAGACGGTGTTCTTCGTTCAGGGTACTACCCAACAGGTGCAGGCCTAGTAACAGGAAACGTACAAGTTGCACGTGAGTGGGGCAACCTACCAATGCAGCCAGATGATGATCGCACAGACCAATACATCAGCTTTGGTGGCGGAGAAGGCGATATAGGCTGGAGCTCAACTTTTACAAATACAAGTGATACTCTTCGTACAGCTGACTATAACTTAGAGCTTAATAACTTAGAAGTTAAGTCACCAGCAGATAGCCACACAATTGCAACTCTTGGCCACCAGAACTTCCCAGGATTTATTCCAGGTTACGCAGGAGATGAAGATCCAGAGTTAGAACAAGTAGTTCCTAACTTGGTTCGTAAGACTCTTGCACAAGCTGAGTACGAACTTGATAAGTTAAACCTTGACTTATTTGCAACTGCTCACAACATTGACATTGATTACATCGAGTCAACAGGAACAACAGTTCGTGTATACGCTTGGGACACTGACCCATGGGATGACGAACTTGCCCTTGTAGGACTAAAAGTTGGAGACAAAGTATGGGTTGACAACAACCTTGAAGACTTTGGAGACTTAGTAACAATTACAGATCTAAACGCTGATGGAGAAGACAGCTGGATCGAATTTGAAACAGCAACTGCTCTTAATCTAGATGATTCTGCTATTGGAAATATCTGGGCAGGACCAGAGTTAACAAATGTTATTACTCTTATGCGCTTCTGGAACCAACCAGGAGATATTAAGGACGAAGGAACTAACATCCACGTTCGTTACCTCAACGACTAATAGCTTTACAACTAAATAGCGCAGAGGCCGGGATATTCTCCCGGCCTTTGGCATATATACACGACCTAGAAGTGGGATGATACGCATATGTTCGGTGATACTCAAGAATTCAATGTACCCAAAGATAAACGCTATCGTACTGTAGGGCGTGGCAAGCACCGCATAGGTGGCGTGCCTTGGCAATACACAAGAAATGGTGTAAGCTTTGGTAATGCCTACGGATACTACAATACCGGTGGCCTAATTGTAGATGATGAAAACCAAGAACCAGGCCATGAGGCCGGCGAGGAGACAGATGCACCAGTCACAGCAGGTGGAGAAGGTGGAGAATCAAACTCAGTTGGAGTCAGCCTTGGAGCCTCAACTCCGGGTGCAATGTGATTCCTGCTCAGCTAGAGCTATGGTTCTAGTTGAATTGCCCTACGGGGAATTAGCTTTTTGCTACCATCATTACAATAATCATGCTGTAGCCCTTACAGAACAGGGCGGAGTTGCTAGACTTTTGGGTATGTCTAAGGAAGAGGTAGCATCAGTATGAACTTAAGCGGCGGATCAAATATAGTGCAGCCTTCAGGTGGCGGTGGCGGCGGGTTTAAAACCTTCTTAAATTTTATTCTTCAAAATCAAGCCTACGCACAAGTTAATCAAAATAGAAAAGATCTTGCTACTCATCAAGGCCAAGTAAGAGTTGCTACTGAAACAGCAATATTTGACCACAAAGCAAAGAATTCATTTTTACCCACTTTACATTTTTCTAAGGGTGCTTTAAAGGAGTTGCCTAAGAATCACCCAGATAGGTCAAATCCTTTAATTAAACCTCATCCAGTAACACAAAAATATTACAAAGACCCTGTTACCGCTGATCATTATATAAAAGCTAGTGCAAGATTTGCTTCTGGTGGATTGATGGAAATTGGTCCTGGTATTGGTGGTATTAACCAAGCTATTGAAATTAGTGGAAGAAGCAATACTCGAAAGCCAAAACAACCTAAAGGTAAGAATTGGGGCCTTAACGATACTCAAGATGCTCTTAATAAAGGATTTATTCATCCTGAAGAAGCAGCAGAATATAGTAGCGCTTACAGAAAGAGAAATCCTAACATTAACCCAGGTGCCGTAGATGATGTGAGTGAAAAAGATATTAAAAGAGTAAACAGCAATCTAGATAAGTTACCGAAACCGGAGATTAAGTAAATGGGACAATTTGACACACAAATAACAAAAATAAGAGAAGCTTTAGACTCTGACACAAGCACAGCTTTTACCCAAACTTCCAGTGCACCGGTTGTACCAGCTACCCCATCTAAAGCTGCAAGAGTTCCCTCAGTTCCTGCAACAAAAGATGCTGATGGCATTATGGTTGGGGGTGCAGCAGGTATGGTACTTGAAGATAATGCTGCTGAAACTTACGGGTTAAAACAAAGTCCTGAGCAAAATGCTGGTGGTCGTAAACCAATTGCACTGTCACGATTAGCAAATAGAAAAGCTAATAGAATTCGTACTACAGGTGGCAACCCCACTAGAATTAAAGATAGACTTGAAGAAGCCCGTAAAAATTTAGCAACTACTGACATGCGAGTTAACGCTGAAGGCGAAGCCTATGAAAAACCAGAAACTAAAATTGGTCGCCCCGCACCCGTAATTGCGGGCACACACCCAGCACCAACACGTCGTCCAAAAGGTAAAGCAGGAAAACCATTACAAGGGCCTTTTATTTCTGCAGAAGATGCTGCTAATGCAATGGATCCAGGAAAAGCAGAAAGAGAAGCTAAGCGGCGTGTTGAATTTGCTCAAGAAACTGAGCGCAATACTTTACTAGCTAACGAATCAGAAATTAATGCTAAAGAAGAAGCTAGCGGTTCTACAACACGTGTAAAAAATGGTGTTACTTATGATTTAGCAGATAGGGAAGCAGAAGCAGCAACTGCAGCATCTTCTGTACGACCAACGGGTGACACATATTTTAAAGCAAAATTAGATAAACAAAAAAGGCCTGTACTTAAACCAGGACCAGATAGAGAAACAACATATACTGTTAATGGTAAATCTTATACTAAAACCTCTAAGACTTGGGAACCAGCAGGAAAAAATGTAGCAATTAAAGAACAAGTAGCTCCTTCTACCTTTGACGCTGATCTTGAAGGAATTACCAGTGGTCGTTCTAAACTTGGTAAAACTCAAGAAGACGCAATAAAAAACGGAACCCCTTATGAGTCACCTATTCCTGCTTCTACAACACCAGCAAAAACAAAAGAAGAACTTATTAATGCCCAGCTAGGACCAAAACAAGATAATCCAGAAGCACGTATAAAAGCGGAAAGTTCTTTTGGTAAGTCCGAAGGAGTTTCTTCTGTTGTTTCTACAGCAGCTGAACTAGCATCGCAAGAGGGTGAGGCAGGTCTTTCTGATACTTCTGGACTTTCAACAAAAGCGGATGAGGCTAACCCAGCAGAGTATCAAGATAATTACGTTGACAAACGTCCTACTAGTCCTACTAATCAAGCAGAATCAATAGAACTTGATCCTGATTCAGAAGAATGGCAAGCAGCAGATGAAGAGTCTACATACAAAGTTATTGATACTCCAAGAGATCGTGCTGAAAATGAACGTGAGCAATCTACACGTAAAGCTGCATTAGAATATGAAAAGAAGCAAAAGAAACTTAATAGGACACGTGGTCCACGTAAAGAAAAACGCTTGGATGCTGAAGGAAATGTAATTCCTGACGAAGTAGATCGCGGTCCTAACTTTAAAACAGAGTATGAAGATCCTCTTGATGAGCAGGGTAATGTAAAACCTGCGTACGATGATCCTAATTCTCCTAACAGCACCACTATGCGTGAAGTTCCAGTACCAAAAAATCTTAAAATAGAAAGATTAGAAGAGCCTGTACCAAACATTGGTTCTGAACCAGATGCTAGCGGTACTGCTGGTGCAGAACGTGGGCGTCGTGCACAGGCGGGCACTGATATCCTAGAACAAGGTGTTAGCACGCAAATGCGAGGTCCTAAGACAAAGGTTGTAGAAGGACGTATAGATAGAGTACCTAAAGCTGTTATAGATAATGGTAGAACAGTTCCAACTAAATCTGGAAATGTTATTCCAATGCGTGCATTTGAAGATACTTCTGCTCCTGGAGGAGAAGCTGTTACATATGCTGAAGTAGTAAAGAGTGCTGACGGTAAGCCTCTTTCAGATGATGAACGTTTTAAACAAGCACAAAAAAGTACTTCTGTAGTACCAGGTAAAGCTAAGAACGCAAAAAAGAAAGCAGGAGTTTTAGACCCTGGCGGTAGACCAACTGGTGCTACTGCTGGACGTGATGAGTATCAAATTACCGCAGATGCAGCTCGTAAAGCAAAATTTGCGGCAAAACTTGGCGATGATTACGAAGATACTACATATTCCAAAGAAGTTGAAAATACTGCTATGGACATGGCTATGCGGCCTGAAGAAGAAGGCGGAGTTATAAAAAATGCTGGGGACCTAGATAATCCTGACATTATGACAGGAACAGGTATGCGCCAGCATAGAGCTAAAGCTTTTGTTCTTCACAAAACGGGAGGCATATCTGATGCTGCTGAGGAAAGACTAGACACAGTTGCGGGTGGGCCACGCAACTCTCCAACAAATATTACAGCAATTCAAGGTATGCACGACGATCTTAAAGCTGAAGAAAAATTTCATGCTACCAAAAATCCAGGAACGGGTATTACTTATAGCATGGATGATTCTGGTGATAATCGACTTGATGCAGATAAAGTACACTTTCGTGCAAAAAATGGCGCACTTGTTCCTTTATCAGAAGTTAATCACCCTGATCATCCACTACCAGGTGGTAAAGGTACTTTAGAAGGAAGCCACATATTTAAAGGTGGAATACCAAATCCTAAAGAACCTGGAACATTTATAGCATTTACAGGACATCAAGGTTGGCATCCAACCCCTGGAGTAACTCATCCACAAACAGGAAAACAAATTACTTTACTTGAAAAGCATAGTATTCCAACAGGTGCTATACATGAGGGAGAGGTTATTCGTGCAGCCGTTGAAAAGGGAAAGAGCTTAACTCAAACTAGAAAAGACCTTTATGCTGGTGAAGATAATGATCTAGGATTTGAACCGGCTGCTAGATCACCTATTAAAGGTGCAAGCCGAAAGAAACATGAAGAAATTACTAATACTCTTGTTGCTGATTTAGAAAACAGTGGTGTACCTGCACCCGCTGGCCCAAGTTCTGCGTGGCCACGTAACAGTGATATACCCGCAGGCGGTGTAACTGATCCAGATGCTCCAGTAGCACCTGCTACATCTGTAATTAGACCAGAAGGTTCTACTACTGCTGGAGTAACTGTTGAAAAGGGTGATTCCCGAGAACTGGCATCTGGCGGATATATTATGTCTCAAGGCAATCGTCTTCCAAATGACGAAGAAGCTGCGCTTAAAACCAAAGCAGGTAAATATGGTGTTAAGGGTGCTCGTAAAATTGCAAGAACTGCTGCTGAAAAGGTAAAAGCAGCTACACCTAAGATGTTCACACCTGGTGAATTTGTTTACCATCCAAAGCACGGTGTAGGAACAGTTGTTTCCCACGGACTTGTTATTGGCGGTACTGGACAAACTACAGCAACTGTTAAATTTGGTGAGAAAGAAAAGACCTTTACTGGAGATAACATTCACACTCACGTTACAGATAAACAAGGTAAGACAACTAAGAACCAAGAACTATCTCGTTTCACACCGTCTACTAGAGGAGCAGCTGTTACACACAAGCAGCATGGAACAGGTACTGTACTTGGATACAGTTCAAATCATGATGGAAGCGGTAAAACTCATGTTAAGTTTGATTCCGGTTCTACAAAGGCTATAGCAGACACTAATAAGTTAGAGTACTAATGTCTAGGAAAGACATTTTCTTTGACCAACCTAAGCCTAAACAAGAGGGGTATACCTTGCATAGGCGTGCACGCGAGGCAAAGGAATACTTAACCAATGAGTCTTATGAAGGCCCAGGGGATAATGCTATTACTAATCAAAAGTTTGGCCGGTCATCAGGTAGCAATAACTAATGGCAAGCGAACCAAACCTTACTAACTATAGATCCAATGGCCAAATAAATGGTCTAGGGTCACATTCCTGGAACTGTATGGGCTGTGGTTGGACCCATAGTGAACTTGGTGGGCGTAAAAAACAAAACCAGGGACAACGCAAAGCAGATAGCCATAAGTGTTATAATTCAGCTAACGATTCACAGGCGGGAAGGAAAGACATTTATGGATAGCAACTTTGAGTTTTCAATGGGTGCGGCTCACCAAACCCCAACTACTGAAGATATTCCTACCACTCGTACAGTGTGTTCTGCATTTGGTCCGCATGGATCCGGTAAATCTAGTTATAAATTTGGATATGTAAATGATGTACGACCTTGCCCAGTATGTAAAGGATCTGTTTATGGCAACTAAAGCAAAACCAAAATCAGCTGCGTGGACTCGTAAAGAGGGCCAAAATCCTAATGGTGGGTTAAATGCTGCGGGCCGTGCTTCTGCTAAAAAAGAAGGCCATAATCTTAAGCCGCCTGTTAAAAAAGAAGAGGCAGCTAAATCTAAGAAGTCTGCTGCTCGTCGTAAGTCTTATTGTGCTCGTTCTGCAGGACAGGCTAAACAATTTCCTAAAGCGGCTAAAGATCCTAATAGTCGCTTAAACAAAGCAAGAAGGGCATGGGACTGCTAATGAATGAACAAGAAGAGTACGAACAACGTAATGCTTTATTAGCTAGTGGTAAATCGGTACACCACTTAGTAGCACAGCCTGGTCCAGGTAATGGCCGTAGATTTACTCCTGCCAAAAGAGACGCTAAAGTTGGCGGATTAAAAACCCCCGAAGAAGCAAGACAACATTTAGAAGCTGCTAAAAATGCTGGTGTTATGGCTTGTGATTGGGGATGCACTACAAAGGTTCAAAGTAGGGGATGTGCTTTGCATGCACAAGTTAGGTGGGCTAAGTAATGGCAACTAAGAAAAAAGAAGTAGCTGGCGGTAAAGAGTACAAAGGCTCTGCTGCTAATGGTGGTCGCAAAATTATTGTTGAGCACTACAAGGATAAGTCCGGTAAGTGGCACACCACTTCTAAGAATGCTGCTAAAGCTAAATATGAAAAGAAGCATGGCAAGCTACCTAAAGGCACAGACGTGGACCATAAAGATAATAACCACGACAATGATAGTGCCAGCAACCTGCGTCCTCTAAAGCACGGTAAGAACACTGCTAAAGAGAACAAGCGTAGAGCGGGGAAGAAATAATGGCTAGGGGTAATTATCAAATGAGTACAGGAAAATTACTAAATTCATCTGGAAGAAACAGCCATTTTAGTACAGGATCTATGGAACATATGTCAATAGATTCTGGTAGAGCATCATTCTCTAATATTGGTAATAAATTAGGTATGGCACAAACTCCTTCAGGTGGCGGTGGTGGGTTTAACATTGGTGGTATGGCTAGTATGGGGGCCGGCGGCGCTTTGGGACAGAGGTACCATTAAAATGAAAAAGTTAAAGCAAATACTTATTAAAAAAGTAAAACAACAAGATACCCCACCCCCTGCTACTCGTAACCAAAACTTTCATGATAGTAGAGTAAATAGTTCTGGCGGAATGACTGAAGAACAGGTTCGTCAAGCTACAATTTCATTAGGAAGTATGTAATGAATAAAAAGACCCCAGTGACGGCTCTATGAAAGCCGTTTATAAAAGTAAATCTTAAACTTTAGTCGGGTATAGTGCAAGCCACTTTACAATTAGGTGGCGATCACGCTCACCTGGATCAGCATGCCAAGGACTCCAGTTCTTACCCTTTGAAGACATCCTGTAGGCGATCTGAGCGTTGATAACAGGGTCCTTAAGGTCATTGGCTGACTTAAGCCCGTACTGCTTTATACGGCCCTTCAGAGCCCCGTAGAGGTTAACCTGGAACATGCCATACGAGTTGTCTCCCGTATTAGGATTATAGTTGTGCGCTAATGGGCGACCGTTTGATTCTTTCATAGCCACTGCCCAAGCTACCTTTAATTCATGGCCTTTAAACCCAACCATTTTCAATAGGTCATAGACCTGAGCTGGGGTCAGTTTCTTGGCGTGCATGTATTTAGATACTGGGGACAGGCAAGGTTTTATAACCTTAACTTTAACAGCATTAGCGCTGTTGGTAAATAGTCCGGATACTATAAGGACTACTGAGAGTATTACTGCTATATATTTCTTTTTTTCATTAATAAGCACACTATCTCCTAGGCTAGAGAGCCAACCCGGATCCTTATCCAACTGTCACTTGGACTAGAATAGCCCGGCGTCTGTCTGCCAGGCTAGTTGCAACTCTTTTGTTACGTAGTTAGTGTTAGAGGGGTGAACCTCTATAACCTATAATAGCAGTAAATACACCCCCTTAGCAACTCGGAAACTAGTGTATTATGGTGTAAGATACATCTTGTGAAATAAATCACTCCTTGAAAGGACCTAAATATGGCCAAATGCGCTAATTGTGAGAATCCGTCATTCTATTCTGTAAAAAGCCCCGGAGCACACTCACAGGAGTTCTGCAAAGAACACTTACCTAAATTTTTTAATGCTAAGCGTCTTCCAGACTATGTTACACAGACTGGTAATACTACCCCAATACCTACAGCACCTAAGACAAAGAAAAAGGATACTGTAGAAAAAGCAGCACCTACAATACCAGCTCTTGTAGAAGTTGAAGCAGTGGCCGAAGTTGTTGTAGAAACCCCTGAAGTCACAGAGTGACAAGGATTATCCAGAGGATAGAAACAAAACAAGGGCACCCGGTTCCAAAATCAGCTGGACCAGCTAAAGGGCCGTTTCCTCCGGAACTTTATGCACAGACACAAGTTGTTACTGAATATGCACCTGAAATAGAAGACGTACCAGTTGGTGGCACAGCACAAAATAACTTTAGACCACCAAAGGTATTTAAATGTAAGGACTGTGATGAACTGGTGCTTGACCACGAAATCTCAAATCATATTTGTTAGGAATCATATGGCGAACCCAAGAAGTGTTGGAAAATTTTATTGGCATCCAATGAGGTACCCAGTAAAGCCACCAGTGTTGGTTGAGCGGGCGGAAACTCAAGAAATTGACGGTGATTACCGTTTTGGTTCTGGGGTTTCTTTACGAGTACCTTTCACACGGTTTTCACTTATTGTAGGAAAATGGGTTCGTAAATATGACGAACGAACTGCTTTAACCCATGCGGTTAAAGGACGGGCAATGTCTCAGGACGAAGTAGACTGGAATCGTATTAGATATGGGGCGGAACATGATATTTAAAAAGAAGCACGAACGTGCAGTTTCTAAAATGACTAAAAGAGCGGCAATGTTATCCATTTCTGAGTTAGTTCCTTGGAGCGACTCAGTACTATACTCTATTGGAAGAAATCTATCCAGTTGGCAAAAGACTGAGGCAGTGGCCTATTTAGAAGAGGCTAGAATAAATACAGAGGCTTTGCATGCCATTGTTGAAAGTTTATACGCCCGAGTTTCAAAATGAGTGAGGATCAATTTGGCACTGTTGAGCTAGAAGAGCTTGAAGATGATTTACCTTTTCTTGAAGAAGAAGAAGATGAACTAGATGAACTATCTAAAGAGTTTGTTAAACTATTAGTTAATAAGGTCATGTCATTTATGGTTTTATTGGTAGGCCATGAGCTCCACGCATATCAAGCACCCCTAGCTAGACGTATCATTGAGTCAGTTATTATTAACGACGGTGAAGAAGTAACAGCCCTTGCTTCACGTCAGTCAGGTAAGTCAGAGACTATTGCAAACACAGTGGCCACATTAATGGTTATCTTGCCAAGATTAGCTAAAATGTACCCAGATCTACTTGGTAAGTTTGGTGACGGCATTTGGGTGGGTATGTTTGCCCCTATTCAATCTCAGGTAGAAACCCTATACGGACGTACTGTATCTAGACTAACAAGTGAACAAGCGCTTCAAATTTTAGGTGATCCTGAAATTGATGACATTGTGGGTAAAAACCCCGGGGTTGTAAGAAATATTAAGCTTAAGAACTCAGGCTCTACTCTTATGATGATGACAGCTAACCCAAGAGCTAAGATTGAATCTAAGTCTTTCCACCTTATTATTATTGATGAGTGTCAAGAAGCAGACGACTTTGTAGTATCAAAGTCTATTGCTCCTATGGGTGCGTACTATAACGCTACAATGGTTAAAACTGGTACACCTACAACCCACAAAAACAATTTTTATCGTGCTATTACTCTTAATAAGCGTAGACAAACTCAAGGCCGTAACTCTAAACAAAATCATTTTCAATGGGATTGGAAAGATGTAGTTAAGTTCAATGATAACTACGGTAAGTTTATTAAGAAGGAAATGCTCCGTATTGGAGAAGACTCAGATGAGTTCCAACTATCGTATAACTGTAAGTGGCTTTTAGACCGTGGTATGTTTATTACCTCTAATATTATGGATGATTTAGGGGATACCTCTCAAGAAGTAGTTAAGTCCTATCATCGTTCTCCGGTTGTGGTTGGCATTGACCCCGCCCGTAAAATGGACTCTACTGTAGTAACAGTGGTGTGGGTAGACTGGGATAGGCCAGATGAGTATGGTTACTATGACCATAGAGTACTTAACTGGCTAGAACTTCAAGGAGATGATTGGGAAGAACAATACTTCCAGATCCAACAGTTTTTATCTAACTATGATGTGCTTGCTATTGGCATTGACGCCAATGGTGTAGGTGACGCAGTGGCCGGACGTCTTAAAATTCTTATGCCCCGTGCTGAAGTTATACCTGTTACTTCTAGCCCTACAGAACAATCTAAGCGTTGGAAGCACCTTCAAGCCCTTATTCAACGACAGATGGTTTCATGGCCAGCCCATGCTAAAACCCGTCGTCTTCGTATTTGGAAGAAGTTTTACCAACAAATGACAGATGCGGAAATTACCTATAAAGGACCTAACTTTCTAGTTGCCGCACCAGACGAAGCACACGCCCACGATGACTTTGTTGACTCTTTAGCCCTTGCTTGTTCTATGACAGTGGATATGGTTATGCCTTCAGTAGAAGTATCTAATTCACCATTTTTTTAATTTAGCCGTACACACAAGTAAAAAAGAGGCAGAATTAAGCCTGAGGACCTCAATCCCAAACCTATAGGAGAATAAAAAATGGCAGTAGAAAATATCGCCCCAACGCCTGGATTCCCAGAGCGCCCAGGCAACTCATATGAGCGCAAGATGTCTCCTGCAACACCAGGGCTACGTGGCCCACTTCGTTTTGAAGAAGGTATTGCAACAGACACAGACGTTCCAAATGATTTCCAACTTGGATTGGATCAAGGCTATGACACACCAGCTGGTCGTCCAAACCATAATACAAATGTATTTGAAAAATACCCAGAAGAGACAATGCGTGAGCGTGCACATGTAGGCTCAGCAGCATGGGTTGAAGCTCCAACATACCTTGGTGAATTTGCTCAAGGTAACTTTGGAGATCACTCTGAGGTTGTTATCGAAGAAGTTATCCGTAATGGATCACGCTACGAGCGTGTAAATCCTGCATCGGTCGCAGACTAAAAATACGCTATACTACGATGGTCCCGGCCCCAGTAATGGGGCTGGGCCTATTGTGAGGGGGAATCATGGCACAACCAAGTAATCCAAAATTATGGAATCTCCTTAAGGGACAATCCATTGCCAAGTACCCCCATCAAGCAGCAGATGGTAAACTAACTTTTGCAGCAGCAAAGTGGTTACGACAAGAATATATTAATCAAGGCGGAGGCTTTGTAGATTCTATTAATCAGGTTGATCCTAAAAATAGAGATTTTAAAGCCGAAGAAGAACACAAAGATAAAGAGAAGAAGCAGGCTAAAAAGCGTGCTATGAAAAAAGCAAATCTAGTAGTGTGAGGGTAAACATGAACGGACTTAATAAATGAGTGGTGGCGTAGACTTTAGTCCTCCGTCGTATAGAGCGGCGTCGAGCGACTTAACTATCTCCATTTCTCCTCTTGGTTTAGTAGAACTAGCTGACGAAGAATTTGAAGTACACGGTCCACGCTTAAACAGATACTCCCTTAACTGGGCAATGTATCTAGGACACCATTGGTCGTACCGCCGTGAATTTGGTGAGTCCCAGATGGTTTACAATTATTACAGGGCATTTACAGATTTTATTATTAACTTTACATTTGGCCGTGGTGCCACATACAGAAGTCCACTTGCAACAGAGGCTATCGTCCCAGATCTATTAAAACGTGTATGGGAAATTGATAACGACAAGCACGGCGTTATGTGGGAGATGGGCCAGCAAGGCGGGGTTTCAGGCGATTGTTTTGTTAAAGTAGCTTATGAAGAGTCATATGAAGATTCAACAGGGCGCCCACACCCGGGCCGTGTTCGTATACTTCCACTCAATTCATCTTTTTGTTTTCCAGAGTTTCACCCACATGACCGTTCTCGCCTAATACGTTTTAAACTAAAGTACCGCTTTTGGGGTACTTCAGTTGAGGGGACACGCCAGGTATACACTTACACCGAAATCTTGACTGATGATCGAATTGAAGAATACATTAACGACGAGCTTATTGACTCTCGTCCAAATCCAATTGGCGTTGTTCCAGTCATTCATATTCCTAACGTCCGAGTATCAGGATCTCCATGGGGACTTTCTGATTGCCATGACGTCATTGTTCTTAACCGTAACTACAATGAAGTTGCTACAGATATTGCAGACATTATTAATTACCATGCAGCACCAGTTACTGTTATTACAGGAGCTAAGGCAGCAGGTCTTGAAAAGGGCCCTAAGAAAGTATGGGGCGGTCTTCCAAAGGACGCACAAGTATTTAATCTAGAAGGTGGCGGACAAGGTCTTGTAGGTGCTATGGAATACCTTAAGATCATTAAGACTGCTATGCACGAGATGGTCGGGGTTCCAGAGACAGCTCTTGGACAAGTTCAGCCTATTTCTAACACATCAGGCGTTGCACTTTCTATTCAGTACCAGCCATTGATGAACCGTTACCAACAGAAGATTGTTCAATACGGAGAAGGCCTACGCCGTATCAACGAGCTTGTTCTTCTTACCCTTGCTTTCAAAGAACCAGAGATCTTTACATATAACCCAGATGTTAATGGGCCTATCAAAGCACAACAGCTACCACAGCTTAACTTGCTTGATCCACTAACGTATGAATCAATTGTTCATTTCCCACCCCCACTTCCATTAGATAAACTCATTGTGCTTAATGAGATCCAACAGAAGATGAACATGCAGTTAGAGAGCCGTGAAGGAGCTCTACGCCAGCTAGGTGAGGAATTTCCAGATGAAAAGCTTGAAGAAATTCGGGCAGAGCTTATTGCCGATGCAAAGGCAGATGGAGCGCTCAACCTCATCAAGCAGCAGATCAATTCAGCTATCACATCATTAACTGGTATGATGCCTGATGGAACTCTTCCTCCAGGAGCTGCTCCTGGTGATGGAACTGGCCCTGGCCCTATGGGGCAACCGGGGGTCATCACTCCATTTGAAGAACAGACTTTGGCCCAGATGCAAAGTGAACTTGTTACTAAGGCATATGGAACAAAACTTCCACAGCGTGAAGTAGGTAGTGCTCAAACTGACACCCCTAACTCTGAGGAAAATAAATAGATTTAGCCTGTAAATACCTCAAGTATTTGGCAGACTATATACCAAACAAACCCGCAGGTCATCGTGATACTTATTCGGACAACGACCTCTTAACCTAAAGGAATAATCATGGCAGATTCACCCGTTGTAGAAAGCGCAGTAGCACAAGAAGCGTTCGCATCTGAAGCAGCTGGCACAACACCAAATACCCCTCCCAACACAAACTTTGTAGAGGCTAGGGGATATACAGAAGAAGATCTAAAAAAGGTTCGTGAGCAAGAGAAATCTAAGCTCTATCCTCAAATTGATTCTCTTAAAGAAGAAGTAACACTTCTTAAGAAGCGTGACGAAGAGCGTACAGCGGAAGCTGAACGCCTTAAAACAGAAGCTGAGCTAGAAGCTAAGCGTATATCTGAATCCGAAATGGATGTTCGTACACTTCTTGAAACAAAAGAAAAAGAATGGGGAGCACAGATCGAGTCAATCCGTCAGGAAGCAGCTCGTAAAGATGCCCTACTAGAACGTGAACGTCAATATGCAGAACTTACTTCATATCGGTCACGTCGCCTAGAAGAAGAACGTGAAAATATTATCCCTGAGCTTGTAGATCTAATCTCAGGAAATACTCACGATGAAATAGAAAACAGTATTACGGGTCTTAGAGAGCGATCTGCTAAGATTTTGGAATCGGCGCAACAAGCTATTCAAGCCCAGCGTCGTGATATGACTGGCACACGAACAACACTGCCTCCAACAATGGAAAATAATTCGGACTCACAATCATTTACAGCGGAACAAATTGCCGCTATGTCGGTTACTGAATACGCAAAGCATCGAGGAAAGCTGATGGGAGATTCAGCTAATTCTAAAAATAAAGGAATCTTTGGGTAACCTACCCAAGAAATTTAAATACACTAACTAAGGAGTAATACCGACATGGCATCAGCCGTAACAGGTACCGGCAATCTCGCCGCATCACCTACAGCATACTCAGGTGCTAATAGCAACCTGACACAAGCAATTCAGACCATCTGGTCAAAGGAAATTCTTTTCCAGTCAATGCCAATTCTTCGCTTCGAACAGTTCGCTGTTAAGAAGACAGAACTAGGCGTCGCACCTGGTCTACAGATTAACTTTATGCGTTACAACAACCTCGGATTTGCATCTTCACTCGTTGAAGGCGTCCGTATGTCAACAAACGCATTGACAGCACAGCAGTTCTCAATCACAGTAGCAGAGCACGGCTTTGCAATTGCTGTATCAGAACTTCTACTTAACGCATCATTTGATGACGTTATGGCATCAGCATCACGTCTTCTTGGACGTAACATGGCACTTTACCTTGATGGACAGGCTCGTGACACACTCATGGCCGCTTCATCTGTTATTTACGGTGAAGATCGCTCAGCTCTAACAGGCTCTAACAACTGGTATGACTATGGCACAATGGCTACAAGCCGTGCAACCCTAACAGGTGCTGCCTACCTTTCACCACACGTTGTTAAAGACGCAGTTGAGACACTCTCAACCAAGAACATCCCTCGCTTAGGTGAGACATATGTTGCATTCGTGCACCCTCACCAATCTCGTCGTCTTCGTGACAATCCTGAGTTCATTGAAGTAACCAAGTACGCAGCACCTGGTAACTTCATGCTCGGTGAAATCGGTCGTCTATATGACACAGTATTCATCGAAACAACTCAGATTGAAAAAGTAGGCGGCGGAGCTGGTTCAGGATACACAACTGATTCAGTTGTTGCTCCTGGAGACATCACTTACCCAACTGGTGGAGGATACACATCACCAGCTACAAAGACCGGTAACGGTAACAAGGATCGCTACTCAGCAATCTTTATCGGTGACAACGCATTTGGTCACGCTATTTCACTTCCTGTGGAACTTCGTGACGGCGGTATTCTTGACTTCGGTCGTGAGCACGCTCTTGCTTGGTATGCTATCTACGGCCTAGGTCTAATCACAGACCAGTCTGTAGTTCTTGCAGAAACCAACTAATTTAAAGTAAGGGGGAGACTGGGTTCCGGCCCAGTCTCCCCAACACAAACAAACCTACAAGGAGAATAATAATCGTGGCAAAAGCAAAAGTAACAGACGTCACAGGACGTCAGCGTGAAGCTCAAATTGCAGCTAGCGCAGAAGCATTGGCAGCTCGTGCAGGAGAAATTTCCATGGCAACTGCTATAAAAGAATATAAGAATGAAACAGAAATTACAGATCTAACAATTCCAGCGCAGCCTACAGTAATTGATGAGGTTGAAAGTGTTGGGGTATCTTTGGCAGATGACGCAGTTGTTGTGCGTGTTGCGGAGAATATTGATCACATGACTATTGGAGCAGGCAACACATACTCTTTTGAGACCGGTAAGAAGTACAAGGTATCTAAGGCAGTTGCTAATCACCTTAAAGAAAAGGGCTATCTGTACGATCGAATGTAAGAGGGCTATACAATAGCTACCTCTATCGGCCCCCGCTCTGACAACCGCCCTCCTGTCAGAGCGGGCTTTTCTTTACGCAGACTTATGACAATATTTGTTGGAGAATAGTACCAACCTAGCTGGAGGATACGTGGCAACCCTAACTACTCTTGCATCAAGACTTCGCTCCGAAATTGGAGATTTAAGCAAGTCTTTTGCTGAAAATTTTACAGGAGACGGTGTTACCTCCCGTTTTCAACTAAGTGATGCCCCGGTCAATGGAGCAACTTTGCTTGTTAAAGTCGCCGGGGTGGACGTCTCGGATGACGTCACAATTGAAGAAAATACTGGTCTTTTAATATTTGACACACCCCCTGCAAATAATGCCCTAGTTTTAGTTACAGGTACTACATATAAATATTTTACAGACACAGAGATTTGTTACTATATAAATACGGCTTTTACTGAGCATGCTAGAACTACTACAGATAGCAATGGCTCATTAGCCACTATGAGTACTCTTCCAGTAGTTGACGAGTATCCTTTAGTTCTTCTTGCTTCAACTATGGCACTTTACACCTTAGCCACAGATAGTGCATTTGATATTGATATTATTTCCCCAGACGGCGTGAGTATTCCCCGATCTGAACGCTTTCGTCAACTTAATGAGATTATTCAAATACGTAAAGAGCAATATCGAGAGCTTAGTACTCTTCTTAATGTGGGCATGCACCGTATGGAAGTTTACACACTTCGTAGGATTAGCCGCCTTACAAATAGGTATGTACCTGTTTATCGCCCACAAGAAGTGGACGACGGTTCTATTCCACAACGAGTTATATTACCTCTACCAGCCTATGGAGATATGAGCCCTGCCTCTCCTGCTGTTGTTAAAGACTTATCTATTTACGCTGGGGATGACTTTGTAGAGATTGTTAAATTTTCTATGGATCTTACAAACTATACTCCCCTTTCACAAGTCAGACTTTATCCATCTATTCCTGGAAGCAGAGTTGGCCCAGTTATTATTGCTACCATGGTTATTACAAAAGAACCTTCTATTGTCGGTGGAATTCCAGACAGGTTACGTCTTACACTTCCAGGCAGTGTCACAGCAGATCTACCCAACATTTCATACTATGACCTACAGCTCACAGCTCCTGATCAAACTGTTAAGACCTACCTCTCTGGAAAGGTGTTTACTCGTGCCCAAGTTAGCACTCCGCTAGGGCCACAGTAATGACTTGCGAGCACACATACGATTGCTCTTGTAATGAGATAATTGAAATTATTGATGTTTCTCCGGGGTTAGTGGAGATCATAGATCAGATGACCTATGTTCCACCCGCACCAGAGATAACCAATATAGGTTCTGAAGGCCCCCAAGGAGTTCAAGGTATTCAGGGGCCTATAGGATTACAGGGTCTTTCTGGGGCAACAGTATCTATTGCGTATGCACATACGCAAGGGGTTTCGGCTAGTACCTGGAATATAGTACATAGCCTGAACTTTAAACCAAATGTAACTATAATAGATTCAGCCGGAAGTGTTGTTGAAGGTGAGATAGAATATCTAGATAACAATAATCTAGTTCTTACCTTTGCTTACGCCTTCAGTGGAAACGCATAC